GCGTTCTTTTGGCGTCGTTTTAAAAACAAAGAAAATATTACTTTCTTTGATCCTAACGAAGTACCTGATCTTTACGAAGCCTTCTATAAGAATACAGAACTATTTGAAGAGCTGTATGTAAAATACGAAAAACGTAAAGACCTACGTAAGAAAACAATGAACGCAGAAGATGTGTTCAAAGGTGGTATTTTAAAGGAGAGAACTGATACAGGACGCATATATCTTGTGTTTATTGATAACGTAATGAACCAAGGTCCATTTGATCCTGAGTACCACACGATTTATCAGTCAAACTTATGCTGTGAAATTCTTTTACCAACTAAGCCTTTCAAGCGTCTTGATGACGATGCTGGTCGTATCGCTTTGTGTACTCTTGGATCTATCAACTGGGGAGCATTCCGCAATCCAGAAGATATGCGCAGGGCTTGTCGTATTCTTCACCGCTCCCTTAACAATATACTGGATTATCAAGACTTCTTATCTGTCCAATCGAAATTAAGCAATGATGAAATTAGACCACTAGGTATCGGTATTACAAACCTAGCATATTGGCATGCCAAGCGAGGTTTAAAATATGGAGAGAAAGATGCTCTTGCTGATGTAAAGAGTTGGATGGAGCATCAAGCATACTATCTAACAGAGGCATCGGTTGAACTAGCTAAGGAACGCGGTGCTTGTTTACATAGCGATAAGACACGTTATGGACAAGGCACATTCCCTTGGGAACTACGTGGTAAGGGTGTAAATGAGTTAACAGACTTTACACCCGAACTTGACTGGGAAACACTACGTAAGGATATGAAGCAGTATGGCGTTCGTAATGCTACTCAAATGGCTGTTGCCCCTGTTGAAAGTTCTAGTGTTGTTATCAACAGCACTAATGGCATTGAAATGCCTATGTCGCTTATTTCAACTAAGGAAAGCAAAGCAGGTTCCTTTACACAAGTTGTCCCTGAGTATCATAAACTCAAGAACAAGTATCAATTAATGTGGGAACAAAAAGATTGTGTCGGCTACTTAAAGACATCTGCTATTATTGCTGCTTATGTAGATCAAAGTATTTCAACTAATACATTCTACAATCCAGCACACTTTGCGGATCGAAAAGTTCCAACTACACTGATTGCTAAAAACTTAATGCAAGCACAGTTGTGGGGACTTAAAACATTTTATTACAGTTTAATCAACAAGAAAGGTAGTAAGGCAGTTGACGAACCAACTCCTGAGCAAACTCAGATAAATGGTGTTCAAGTCAATGGCTTCCACTACGAAGAAGTAGAAGAAGACTGTGAGGCATGCAAACTATGAGTTATTCCGATAAAGTTATTGATCACTATGAGAATCCTCGTAACGTAGGTAGCTTTAATAAGGACGAGGAAGGTATTGGCACAGGTATGGTAGGAGCACCTGCTTGCGGCGATGTAATGAAGCTGCAAATCAAAGTAGAAGATGGAGTAATTACAGATGCCAAATTCAAAACGTACGGATGTGGAAGTGCAATCGCAAGCTCAAGCCTTGTCACAGAGTGGGTTAAAGGAAAAACGCTTGACCAAGCACGAGAAATTACTAATAGCTCAATTGCTGAAGAACTTGCCCTTCCACCGGTTAAAATACATTGTAGCATACTTGCAGAAGATGCTATCAAAGCCGCAATAGATGATTACCGTAAGCGAAACAGCTAAAAAGAAAATCAAGCAAATGCTTGAGAAACGAGGTAAAGGTATTGGAATTCGGATAGGAGTTAAAACTACCGGATGTAGCGGCTTAGCTTACACCTTAGAGTATGTAGATGAATATATTGCCGAACCCGGAGTGACTAATTTTGCTCAACCGGAGTTTGCTGTTTTAGTAGATGCAAAAAGTTTAGTCTATATGAATGGACTTACTATAGATTGGGTTAGAAATGGATTAAACGAAGGATTTGATTTTATAAACCCCAACGAAAAGGATCGTTGTGGTTGCGGAGAAAGTTTTAGAGTATAAAATAATATATTATGTCAAGACAACAATACAACTTAAACACAAAGACAGATTATCTTCATCGTAAGATGTTCTTGGACCCTGCAGGTCCGGTTACTATCCAAAGATTTGAAGAAGTAAAATACAAAAAAATTGCAGACTTTGAAACAACTGCACGAGGGTTCTTTTGGGTACCTGAAGAAGTTAGCTTAACCAAAGATGCACAAGACTTTAAGGATGCATCAGATGCAGTTAAACATATCTTCACTAGTAACTTGCTTAGGCAAACTGCTCTTGACAGTTTGCAAGGCCGCGGCCCAAGTCAAATCTTTACTCCAGTCATAAGCCTACCAGAACTAGAAGCACTAGTTTATAACTGGACATTTTTTGAAACAAATATTCATTCACGCAGTTACAGTCATATTATTCGCAATATCTATAACGTACCTAAAGACGTGTTTAACACTATTCATGATACTAAAGAGATAGTCGACATGGCAAGTAGTGTAGGTGCGTATTATGATAAATTACACATGATTAATTGTCTAGTTGAAGCTGGCGAAAAAATTGATGAAGAAGTGCATATTAAAGCTATCTATCTGGCACTACATGCTAGTTATGCGTTAGAAGCATTCCGTTTTATGGTATCATTTGCTACAAGCCTAGCTATGGTAGAAAACAAGATCTTTATTGGCAACGGCAACATCATTAGTCTTATCCTACAAGATGAGTTACTACACAAAGGTTGGACGGCATTTTTAATTAATCAAGTAGTTAAAGAAGATCCACGTTTTGCTAAAATCGCAAAAGAATGTGAAGCAGAAGTTATACAGATATATAAAGATGTTATTCGTGAAGAAAAAGAATGGTCCACTTATCTGTTTAAGTTAGGCCCAGTTATTGGTCTCAATGCCAACATCCTAAAAGATTTTGTTGACTATACTGCTGTTGGAGCATTAAAGGATATTGGAATTAAGTACTGGGATCCTGCTCCTAAAACTACTCCAATTCCTTGGTTCAACAAGCATAGTGACACAAGCAAAAAACAATCAGCACTACAAGAAACAGAATCAACAAGTTATGTTATTGGTGTAATGTCTGATGTGATTGATTACAACGAATTACCAAGTTTATAAGGATTAAAATGATAACAGTATATTCAAAAAATAGTTGCCCGTTTTGCGATAGAGCCATTGCACTATTAGAAAATAAAGGGATTGAATTTAAAGTAGTTAAATTAGAAGAAGACCCAGATGCCCGAGAGTTTTTAATGGACCAGGGTTTAAGATCGGTTCCACAAATTTTTAAGGATGGCGTTCTCCTTCCTGGCGGCTATCAAGGCCTAGCAGGTAAAAACGAAGAATTTTTTAACACACTAAGAGGATAATATGTTAATTGACAGAGGCGTAACAGTAGGGGAAGTAGTAACTTTCAAACTAACAAGTGGAGAAGAATTAGTTGCAAAATTAGTTGAAGATACTCCGACACATTATAAACTAGCAAGACCAATGGTTATTGGTATGGGTCCAAGCGGCCCTGGACTAATGCCGTATCTTTTTACAGTAGCACCAGAAAAAGAAGTAAAACTGGCAAAAGGTACAATAACAATGGCCGAAGCAACTGATAAGAAATTTGCTGACCAATTCATTGAAACTGTTAGCGGAATTAAACTAGCATAAATATCTTAGCCATTAGGGAGATATAAGATGCCATTTGTACCAGCAACTATTACAGGATTACGTGAGATAGGAAACCTCGGTGCTCAAGCCGGCGGCGGAGTAATTCCTGTATATAATTATATTGCAAACGCAACATCTATGGATATATCTCTCCAGAGAATTGCATGGAGTTTATCTGCACAAAGCGGAACAGAAGTAGACGTTGGTAGTTTTATGACTGTTCTACGATGTCAGGCCCAGGCAATAAATGATATGGCTACTATGCAGTCGGATATGCTAACGGCTCATCAGGCAATTGCTACTAATCTTACAACGCTTGCATCTGTATTAACTGGAATATCCGGCCACTTGGCTGCGGCAGTAACTACACAACAAGTTGCTGTTGCCGATCAAATTAAAAACAACAAATTCCAACAAGTAACTACTAATGCCGCATTAAAACGATCTGACCTTCCGGAAACAGAAGTTCCGTCTAGCACAGTTTTAGAAACTTTCCAACAAACTACTAAAGATACTTTAACATTCAAAGGACAAATTGCAGGCGCTAATTTAGTACAAACTGGTATAACAGAATCCTTTGCATACGGACAAACCCTTGCAACTCAATATTTAAAAGATACATTTGTTGGCGCTTGGGGTAATAATGTTAAGAATTTCTTCAAGGGATTTATTAAAACAACTGAAACAGAAACTGAAACAAAGAAAAAAACATTAGAAGCGAATGCAACAAAACGCGGAGCGTCTTTATTATACGTTCCTCCACCATCAACACCTTAATATGGCAGAACTCGGTTTAGCAAGAGCAGATAAAGATAATGTAGGTGGTGCAATAATCACCTCAGGATCTACTACAGTTTTTGGCAATGATGCCAAAGCAGCATTTGTTGGTTCATCAACAGCCAAAGGTCAAGTAATTAGCAACGGATCTAAAACAGTATTCATAAACGATAAAATGGCTGCTCGATATACTGATACTAGTTCTGCAGGACAGCTCATTACTTCATCAAGCACAAACATTTTTGTTGGTTAATTTAACCAATTAAATTGACCGTAATCACAAATAACTATAACATTAGGCAGTCTACATAATTATTAGACAAGGAGAATTATTATGGCACAAAACAGACATCAAGAATTTACAGCAATCGTAGAGGCAATGGAAGGCGATTTTGAAAAGTTTTACGACAAAGAAGTAGGTGCGGCAGGTACCCGTGTTCGTAAACACTTACAAGAATTAGCAAAACTTTGCAAAGAAGTTCGAAACGACGTAACAGCAGTTAAGAACGCTCGAAAAGAAACTAAGTAATGAATGGATCAAGTTTATCCTTATTATCTCCAACCAGATGAGCCGTTTCACCTTGAAGCAATTCCTTTATTTGGGTTAGATGAAAAGATAGACTTCTTCTACAAATATAAACGAGATAACGAAAAACTATACATAGGAAACATCGATAAATCAAACCTTTTATTAAAGTCATCAAAACCTTTATTTTTATCAATTAAAGAGTACTTTCTCAAAACACAGTATGAGGATGACAAGGTAGCAGATGATGTGCGTAAAAGGTTGTTTCCTAAAATGTGTTGGTTAGTAGATTCTTATTTTAAAAAAGGATTTACACATCCAATTACAGTACATTACAACCCCAGGATAAAAGCAAATGTTATTCATCCAGGGTCTATCCGAAGTCATGTAATATCTTTATTTTATAAGCAACAGTTGGTTAACTGTTTATATTTTAATACTGGTGGTGTGAAATTTGGATTTATGGATTCCCTTAGAGTTTTTAGTAAGGGAGACATTTTGCTAAACAAAGAAACTTTAGAATTAGAATTAGTAGCAGACCACGGCTCTATAATTCCGCACATTAATCTAGATTCAAAATCAGTAGTGCCAAACGTAAAAGACTGGCACGGCTTAATTCGAAAAAGATTAACAGAGCAAAACTTTAGTATCTTTTCTAATGCTCCATTAGAAGTACTACACCCGTGGGCTACATCCAAAGACAATGCTAGAATAGAAATTATTGTTAAAGATGTTAGCAAACTATCCGGAGAATACTATTACGATGTTATTTGTAAATCCGTGATACTTTCAATTATTGGCAGAGAATACGAGTCAGAAGACTTAATTGTGAAATTTAAATGATACCAGTTTTTATAGGATACGACACTAGAGAAACAATTACATACCATGTATGTTCTAATAGCATCATTAGACAATCAACTAGTACTGTTAGTATAACTCCGTTAGCACTTAATAATCTAAATTATACCGACACACATCTAGACGGCAGTAATCAGTTTGTTTATACTAGATTCTTAGTTCCAAGTCTTATGAACTATAATGGCTGGGCTTTGTACGTTGACAGTGATATTGTGTTTAGAGAAGACATAACAAAATTATGGAATTTACGTGACGATAGCAAAGCAGTAATGGTCGTTAAACATAACTACAAAACCAAATCAAAACAAAAGTATCTAGGTGCAAAAAACGAAGATTATCCTCGTAAAAACTGGAGTAGTGTTGTCCTTTGGAATTGCGGACACCCTTCAAATTTAGCATTAAGTCCAACAACTATAGCATCATCAACTGGTTCCCAGTTACATCAATTTAGCTGGCTTACTGATGATAAAATTGGAGAATTGCCAATGGAATGGAATTGGTTACCTGATGAATACGGTGCTAATCAAAATGCAAAATTAATACACTATACACTTGGTGCTCCTTGCTTTGCTGAATCCAAAAATTCTCCAATGTCCGAACACTGGCACACTGAATTATTCTTAACTACATTTTACCAAAATAAAAGTTGACATTGTTCAAAAATTATTGTATAATAACAAGATAGTAAACATTTTGGAGATTAACTTTGAGTATGCATTTGGAAGGTCCGTGGCTTAGTACCACTGGCAAAAAGAAAAGCAAACGTAAGTTTCGAAATGCTGAACAAGCAAGAAAGGCTAGACAATTGGATGAAGATTGGCAAGAGTTGCTCAAACGTCATGGTATTGAGCAAGAAAAGCGTAAACGCAGTCGAGCGTTAACCGCAGAAGTATATAAAGCATCTGCGCCATATCGCAGAGAAACGCCGCACATTGCCAGTTTGAATAGTCCAGATTGTTGCGGTGTAGCGACTAAATCGCCCGAAAAAGTGTATACCGGCACTAATATTGTAGGCATTGCAACCATGCATAAAAGCAACGCTGTGCCGGTTTTTAGTGCAAAAGATGCAGAAGACATTAGTAAAATGCGTAGATAACGGATAAAAGTATATTTTTACTTGGTCGTTCTAGGCATAACTATATATTGTACCTCAAAGGTTTGGGGTGCAACAAGCAGTAAGGCTTTAACGCACGAGGAGATGTATCGAGCCATATTTTTAATTTGACGGCCCTAGCGAGGCCTCATCCAGCGTAAAGGAGAAAAAAATGATACGCATCATAAAAACAATAGTGTTCCTGTTAGCAATAGCGGCAGTTACATTTGCAGGGTACAAGGCAGTAAATTATAAACTAGATACCCTAAAGACAGCTCGCATAGAAGTGAGCAATGTTACAGCTCAAATGAGACAAAAACAATTAGATTGTCTAGCTCGTAACATTTACCATGAAGCCGGATACGAGCCTTTTGAAGGCAAGGTAGCCGTAGCACAAGTTACAATCAATCGCACAGAGTCTGGACAATTCCCTAGTGACATCTGTCAGGTTGTTTACCAAAAAAATGTTGTATATGAAAAAGTACTTTGTCAGTTTAGCTGGTATTGCGATAGTGCTTCATTGAAAAAGCCAATGAACGGTCCTGTATATACAGAGTCAATGGAAGTAGCAAAGAAAGTACTACTGGAAGGATTCCGTCTTGACGGAGTAAAAGAAGCATTGTATTATCATGCTGACTATGTTAACCCTAAGTGGGGCAAGAAACCAATTGCTAAAGTTGGGCGCCACATTTTTTATAAGTGATTATTATGAACACAGAAAAAGTTAAAAAATTTGCCCATGATATATTTGATTTAGATGTATGGGTTAAAAATATTAAAGAACATGCTCCGCACATTAGTGCAGAAACTGCAGGTTGGGTAGCAGTAGTATTATTGCACTTAGCAACTATTCCAACTATGGTTGCTATCCTCACAGGCTTAACTGAAAAAATGCCACCTGTAGATATGGTGCTTTTTAGCTGGCTTGGGCTGTTCTTATTTTTTATTAAAGCAACAATCCAAAAGGATTTGCTTAATATTGTAACAATTGGTCTTGGATTTTTTGTCCAAGCAGGCTTGCTGGCATTAATTGTTTTCAAGTAAAATTACGATAAATATTAGATAACTTAAGGAGCATAATAATGCCATCAGGATTCCAACAAGATTCAAACCAATTAAGCCCAAACTTTTATCGAGTTGTTTGGGTTGCAAACACAGGTACATACCCAACCGCTGACGGTAATACAAACGGTGCAATTACACCAAACAGCGCAGATAGTTTTTCTACTTTGCCAACTACACTGGCTAAAGGTAAACAACGTGCTCGTGGAAATATGCGTTTCCGCAACGTAGTTAATCGTTTATCTGGACTAGCAGATTGCCAAATACTTGATATTGAAACAGGTGTTAGCGGCGGCGGCCCAGAAGTAAACGGTGACAGCGTTATTACTAGCTTAGCCTTTACTGTAAAGTACGATAGAGATGCAGGCATCCTTGATGCAGTAAAATCTCAAATTGGATCACCATATACCGGCGCAGACGGATCTACTACTGTTACTACTACAGTTCTAGCAATTAAAGATCAATTTGTTCGCGGATTTACAGATGCTACAACTGCTACTGTTCGTGTTTACAACGGTACAGCAGGAACAGATAATATGTTGTCGATCACAGTAGCTGCACCAGATGATGCAGCTGATATTTGGACAGACACTACTGTTACACGCATCGACGGTACTGAAGTTACTACTACCGATTCAGCAGGCGCAGCAGAATAAGGTAATTAATGATACTGGCCTGGTTACTACTACTAACTGGTTTAACAATATCTGCGGTTGCAATCTACTACTCAGTAGTAGGTTTGACCGCAATATTTTCTGCGGCTGTGATTCCTATTATTGTAATGGGTTCGGCCCTAGAAGTTGCTAAACTTGTTTGTGCCTCTTGGTTAAAAGCTAATTGGGAAAGAGTGCCACGTTTTATGAAATTGTACATGAGCACGGCTGTCGTTGTGCTTATGTTAATTACATCGATGGGTATCTTTGGATTCCTATCTAAAGCACACAATGACCAAAACTTAGTAAGTGGTGATGTACAAAGTAAGATTGCCATCTATGATGAAAAGATTAAGATAGCAAAGGAAAATATCGATGCTAATCGCAAAGCACTCAAACAGCTTGATGAGGCTGTGGACCAAGTTATGGGTCGAAGCCAGGATGAAAAAGGTGCCGACAAGGCTGTTGCAATCCGTAGAGGGCAGGCCAAAGAACGTGCTAGACTACTTCAAGAAATTACCACCGAACAGAAAACTATTGCCAAACTTAATGAAGAACGGGCACCCATCGCTGCAGAAGTGCGTAAGGTGGAAGCAGAAGTTGGTCCAATAAAGTATATCGCTAAATTTATCTACGGTGACGAAGGCGCCAACGAAAATATGTTGGAGAAGGCAGTTACCTGGATTATCATTTTAATTGTTGTTGTGTTTGATCCACTTGCAGTTATTATGTTGTTAGGCGCACAAATGACGTTTGGGTGGTACCGTAGAACGTACGAAGAAAGTGATAAACCAGATGCGTGGATTGCAGATGTTGGTGAGAAACCAACACAGGAAGAATTAGCGGAGGGTGACAGCCCAGTAAGGATTCAGGAAACTGAGCAACCCACTGTCACAACACCTAATTTAGTTTGGCCATTCCCAACCTATAAAGACACACCAACACCAACTGAAATTCCATCAACCGAGCCCGTGACTGACCAAGGGGGTGAAAAAACAGCACAGGAAGAACAAGAAGCAGAAATGTTAATGCCTATTGAACAATGGAATGCTATGATAGCAGAAGCAGAAAAAGCTATCGAACAAGAAAAGAAAGAACTATTAGAAACAGAGGCAAAACGATATTCTGAAGTTACAGGCGATAGAATTAAACCTGACCTTACCGAAGTAATCGAACCAGAAGGCTCAAAAAAAAAGACTTACATGACGAAGGACGATCAGGGGAAAATCCAGATCAAGAACAGGGAGTAGAGGGCTACGTACAAAATGCAGAACAAGGTTCTGGAACTATTTGGTCTAGAATTTTAGAGCGTAGAGGTATTAAAGCCAAAGACGAACTGTATAGACTTTACGGCATAGCAAACTTTAATGATCTTATTTTAGATGAGACAACGGATCCTGCATTAGTAGCATTTATTAATGAGACTAAAACAAAAGGACCAAAGTTTGCTAATTACTCGCCCGACAAGATAGAACACTTTGTAAACGGAATTTATGAACTTAGGAAAAATAACACTAATAACACCACCGGATAAATTATTCAATCTGAATATTAGTTATCTGTTAGTTAAACCTTCAGTCTACGTAAAACAACAATTTCAAACAATATTAAGCAAAAGCATTGATGACCTTAATGTGTTTATCTATGATCAAGAAGAAACCGACACTAGTTGGTTGCTTAGTATTGCACAGCAAGTTGATGTAGTTATAATTGACATTGATAATTGTGATGATATAACCAAAAAGTTTGTCACATTTATGTTGGCCAATCCTAATTCTCACTATATAACTAGTGACGAAACTACTCCGTATAATCTTATCAGTAAAAATAGGATTTATAATTTGGATTGGATAATCGAATCATTAACAAACCCAGAAGAGGAAGACGATGAACCACAAGAGTAAAGGTACCGGTGTTACCGTTAGAGATAACGAAAACATCAACCAAGCATTACGTAGATTCAAACGTAAAGTAGAAGATGCGGGAACATTAGATACATTACGCAAAAAAGAATTTTACGAAAAACCAACAACTGAGCGCAAACGCAAAAAAGGCGCAGCTAAAGCTCGTTGGAAGAAAAAGCTCCAAAAAGAGCAATTACCACCAAAACTATATTGACATAATCGTGTATTTCTGCTAAAATATAAACTCATAATAAAGAAAGAGTTTACATGCTAACAGATATAATGATTGACTTAGAAACATTGGCGACATCTCCGGATGCCGCCATTCTTACCATAGGCGCTGTTAAATTTGATCCGTTTGGAAAAGAACTTCAAGAGCCCGAAATGGAAAGTTTTTATGTCAAAGTTGACTTAGACAGTTGTGATAGGATTGGGTTAGTTACAAACGACGATACTATTGCCTGGTGGGCAAATCAAAGTAAAGAGGCACAAGCCGCCGCATTTGATCCAGAAGGCCGTATGGATATAGAAGAAGCATTTCGACAGTTATATAAATTCTGCTGGGGTGCTAAACGTGTTTGGTCTAACGGTGCTTGTTTTGACATAGTAATCTGCGAGCATGTATTCCGTAAAGTAGGCAGAGCTATTCCTTGGAAATTCTGGGAAGTAAGAGATGTAAGAACAGCATTTGATTTAGGTATTGACCCTAAGCGTCCGCCAGTTACAGCTCACCATGCGCTAGAAGATGCATGGAATCAAGCAGTAGGCATTCAAAATGTTTATAATACATTGCGAACTAGCACTACAAAAGATGGCAACTACATAGCCCCATTTGCAAATCAAAGGTAATATAATGGACAATCAAACAAAAGAAGTAATGGACATTCTACAAGAAGAATGTGCTGAAGTAATTCAAGCAGTTAGTAAAATTAGTCGATTTGGGTTAGATAATTTAAAGCCTGGAAAACCTAAAACTAATAGAGAACATTTAGAAGAAGAATTAGGCGATTTACAAGCAATGGTAGATATTCTACAAGAGCTCGATATTGTTAGTTTTAGCAATATTGAAAAAGCCGCAGAAGCTAAACGTGAAAAGTTAAAAATCTGGTCAAATATTTTCAAAGATCAGAAAGAACAGGCATAAATAAAATTGTAGGCGCTTCGGGCTTACATTATTCTTGCTTAATTTAAGGAGAAAACAATATGAGCAAAATCATCGGTATCGACTTAGGTACAACAAATAGCTGTGTAGCAATCCTAGAAAACGGAGTTGCTAAAGTAATTGAAAACAGCGAGGGTGCTAGAACAACACCATCAATTGTTGCTTATGCTAACAACGAAATCTTAGTTGGTGCGACAGCAAAGCGACAAGCAGTAACAAATCCAAAAAACACAATATATGCAGCCAAGCGTTTAATCGGACGTAAGTTTGATGAACAGGCTGTACAAAAAGACATCGACTTGATGCCATACTCTATTGTTAAAGCAGACAACGGAGATGCATGGGTAGAGGCAAATGGTGAAAAACTTGCTCCTCCACAAATCAGCGCAGAAGTTTTGCGTAAGATGAAAAAAACAGCAGAGGACTATTTAGGTGAAACAGTTTCTAAAGCGGTTATCACGGTTCCCGCATACTTTAACGACAGTCAAAGACAAGCTACAAAGGACGCTGGTAAAATCGCCGGCTTGGAAGTACTCCGTATTATTAACGAGCCTACTGCGGCAGCTCTTGCTTATGGTGTTGATAAAGCTGATAAGCGTGATCGCAAAGTGGCTGTTTACGACCTTGGTGGCGGTACTTTCGACATCTCGATCATTGAAATTGCAAATATCGACGGCGATAAACAAATTGAAGTTTTAAGCACTAACGGTGACACATTCCTTGGTGGTGAAGACTTCGACCAAGCAATTATGGATTATCTAGTTGCAGAGTTCAAGAAAGAAAACGGTATTGATCTTAAAACCGACATGCTTGCCTTGCAACGTCTAAAAGAATCTGCTGAAAAGGCTAAGATTGAATTATCTAGCACAGCAAGTACAAGTGTTAACTTGCCATACATTACAGCTGATGCAAGCGGTCCTAAGCACATGAATGTAACTATCACTCGTGCTAAGTTTGAAGCAATGGTAGAGGATCTAATCAAGCGTTCAATTGAACCATGTAAAGTTGCTATGAAGGACGCAAATGTTACAGCCGCAGATATTGACGAAGTTATCTTAGTTGGTGGTCAAACACGCATGCCTAAAGTTCAAGAAGCAGTTGAAAAACTTTTTGGCAAGGCACCACGCAAAGATGTTAACCCAGACGAAGCAGTTGCCGCAGGTGCTGCAATTCAAGGTGCTGTTCTAGCAGGCGACAAGACAGACGTGCTATTGCTAGACGTTACACCATTGTCATTAGGTATTGAAACAATGGGCGGAGTGTTTACCAAGCTAATCCAAAAGAACACAACTATCCCAACTAAGGCTAGCCAAACATTCTCAACCGCAGAAGACAATCAACCAGCAGTTGATATTAAAGTGGCTCAAGGTGAACGTGAATTATTCAAGTACAACAAACTACTTGGTGAATTTAAACTAGACGGCATTAATCCAGCTCCACGCGGTATGCCACAAATTGAAGTTACCTTTGATATCGACGCAAACGGTATTATGAATATCTCTGCTAAAGACAAGGGCACTGGCAAAGAAAATAAAATTACAATTAAATCAGATTCTGGTTTAAGCAAAGACGATATTGATCGTATGATTCGTGAAGCCGAAGCAAATGCTGAAGCTGATAAGAAAGCACGTGAACTTATCGATGCTAAAAACCAATCTGAAAGTGCAACTCATTCTCTAAAGAAAGACTTTGAAGAATTCAAAGATCAACTTACTGATGAGGAAAAAACAAAATTTGAAGATGCTATTAAAGAAGTTGAAACATCTCGTAACGGCGAAGATGTTGAAGCTATCAATAAAGCAGTTCAAACATTATTTGAAGCGGCAAGTCCTGTGCTTACCAAAAAACAAGCTAAGGCACAAGCCGAATCAAACCCTAGCAACCCAGGGGAACAAACCGTTAACGCGGAGTTCAAAGAGGTTGATGCAGAAGAAAAGAAGTAATATAATAAAAATGTAGGGTGCCGATGGTCGGGCCCTACAACAATCTTGCTTAATTAAGGAGATATAAAATGACACAATTAAGAACTATTGATGCACAAGCTCTTGCACATTTAAATAGAGCACTAGTAGGATTTGATCGAGTTTTTAACGATCGTTTCTTCCAAGGAAACCAAAATGGAAACTATCCTCCTCACAATATTGTAAAGTATAGTGAAAACCAATATGGTATTGAAGTAGCCGTTGCTGGATTTACTAAAGAAGAAATTACAGTAGAAGTTGATCAAGACCAACTAACAATTATTGGAACTAAATCAATAGATGTAAATGACACTAAAGAATATTTGCATCGTGGTTTAGCCGCACGTGACTTTGAACAGACATTTACTCTTGCAGAGTATATGGAAGTTAAAGGTGCAGAGCATAAGGACGGTATGCTTAAGATTCAAATTGAGCGTATTGTTCCAGAAGCACTAAAGCCTCGTACAATTGAGATTAAATAAGTTTTGAAACCCGGGGGAGGAAACTCCCCCACTACTAAAAGAGAGTAAAATGCCAAGTACAGACATCCAACTAGATGAAAAAATTAAAGTAAAGATTTCCGAACCAAAGCGTTGGAAAGTTATTTTACTTAACGACGATTCTACTCCTATGGAATTTGTTATTTCTGTCTTAGTTGAAATATTCAAGCATACTGTAGATACTGCTAGAGACATTATGTTACAAGTCCACGAAACAGGTAGTGGTATTGCTGGCGTTTATAGTTTTGAAATAGCTGAAGCAAAAGCAGTAGAGGCAACATCTCAGGCTAGATCAAATGGTTACCCATTACAAATTAAATTGGAAGAAGAATGAGTCTTAAAGAACTTACACACGAGCAGCACAGAAGAGCAGAAACAAGGCCATTTGTAAAAGTTTTATTTTCAGGTCATGTAGATCCTAAAATCTACGCAACGTACTTAATTAATCAACATCCGATGTATGATGTACTTGAAGCATTTGCTATGATGCATCGACTATTTGACGGAATTCCAGATATACGTAGAGCACCGGCAATACTTGCAGATTATGTTGAATTGTGGGATGAAGAAAAGTACGGAAAGCCAACAATCCTACCAGTAGTAAACGATTATATAAATTATCTTAAAGCAATATACCAAGACCCGAATAAGATTATGGCTCATGTGTATGTTAGACACATGGGAGATTTGTCAGGCGGACAAATGATTGCTAAACGTGTACCCGGATCTGGGAAATACTATCAGTTCGGTGATGATCCTGAAACAATTAAAGATGTCATTCGCACAAGACTAAATGACGATATGGCAGAAGAAGCAAAAATTGCTTTTGAATTTGCCGCAAGGTTATTTGAAGAAATGATGACTATCGTCGGCGATCAAGCAGAAGAGGCACCCGATGCCCAGTCAGAGTAAAGTATGGGATACCCTAATCGAAGTTCAGCATCTCCTGGAGAGTGAATTTAGCAGGACTGGGAATGAAATTTTTGAACCTGGAATGGATCGGTTTAATCAGCCTGGTTGGGTCAATCGTGTTTGGACCAGCAATGCTTATCGTCGTGCTCACGTTGATGTAGTTGATGCACGAGATACAAAAGGACTTTGGATGATGCATTGTTGCATCTTCCCGCACTTACATAACCCAGCACCAATATACGGATTTGACGTTGTAGCAGGTAAGAACAAAATTACCGGTTGCTTCCACGATTACAGCAAAGCAGGAGATCCTAACCATCCTATGATGGAATGGTTTGCAGATTATGTTAGTAATTTAGAGTGGCGTAAAGTTCGCGAACTACCAGAGTGGGCAACTAATATTTTTAGTCCTAGCATGGTAGCGGCTGCAAATGTACAAGCAGAAGAAGAACTAGAACAAATTATCCTAATGGCTAAAGATACTTTAGCACATTACTTAGATTCTGTAGCAGAAACAAATAACACAGCAGAAAATACTAAAGATGCACAGAATTACTATGCATTTAATCAAAAACAAAACCCACATACACCGCGTGTTATGGCTAGTTTAGGGCTAGACGAAGAAGATGTACGTGTTTTCATACAGGATTGCTTGTTCCCAGATATAGTATAAATATTATACTATGCGATTTATTGAGATTAAATTATCAGAAGCAACACTTCAACGTACATCTACGAGTAGCTGGGAAGGCTATTTAGAAAAATTAGTAAAATCTGAAAACGTTGGAGTTGGCCCAAACGGCGAAAAAGCTCACGGGCAAAAGCTGTCTCCTGCTTCTAAAGAAGTTATTAAATCCTTCATAAAACAGTTTAGAGCTTCAAAGGATGATGTGCGAGAGCTTAAAAGGCTTGCGGCGGAACTTGAAGAAACTGAAGTTACACTACTTCCAAATAAATTAAAAGTTCCAGTAAAGTGGATTCACAAAAGTGCTGAAATAAAAGGCGGAGCTTCTACACTTACAGGCGCAGAGAAAAAACCTTGGAACGAAGGTGAAGTTGCTGAAACTATATTAGGCGCAGCATTGTTTGCACGTTTTACTAGCAAAACTGATATCAAATCTAAAGATGTTCATAACGCATTATCAGCATTTGTTAAAAATGTTACACCGGGTGGGTTTGCAATCGCTAATGTTAAACGCAACAAAAAAAGTCCGATTGATATGAAGGCTTTCAACAAGCCTTTAAACAATCAAACTATTGATCAATATATTAACGATAGAGCCTCTTTAGAAAAATTATATCCAAATGGAGTAAAGGCCTTAGACGATAAATTAGAAGCATGTGCTGCGTATGTTAATGAATCGGTAAAAGTACAACAAGCCTTAGAAAAAGCAGATGCTAATCCAGGTGCTCCTATTATAATTAAAACAGATGGAGTTGGTGACCAACGAGGTACTAAAGCAGACTTAGAAATTCGTATTGGTGAATGGGAACAGCTACTAAGTTTAAAGGTAAACGATGTTAAACAGTTTGGACAAGACAGTGGTTCAAGCGGTGCTATTATTAGCACATTTTTTGGACGCTTTATACCAGACTTAAATTTATCTGACTTATACATGTCTGATGGTGAGCCATTACCTTGGAATCCAGAACAAGGCACTGGTTGGCCAGATATGGATAATAGAAAGGTAACAGCCCAACTTAAAAAAGATAATTTATGGGATGCCGCATTAGACCAAGTATACAAGTTAACTGGACAAGCATATCAAAAAGCAGGCGACTTTCTAACTGATCAAATTTCAACACCAGAAGGCGCAAGTCGAGCAGTAACTAACATTTATAACGGTATTGTTCACCATGCTCAAGGCGGAGCACAGTATCAAACTTTAGTTATATTAAATCCTGACGCTAAAACAGCTTGGAAAGAATTAGAATTTGGACCAAGTTTAGAAGATGCATTGGCTAATTTTAGATTAGAGGTTAAAGTAGATGTTGCACCTGGTCGAGGTATTGGAAACCATAGATTAAGAATTTTTGGAAGACCAATTACTCCTGAAGCTACTATTGCTGCAACTACTAACATAGATACTGAAGTAAAGGCTAAAAAGGCTAAGAAATTAGCAGACACAGGCAAAGTTCGAGAAAAGGTAGATCCAGAATTACTTTTACAATTACGCTCTTATCAACAAGAAAGTGGTAATATGCGTAATCCTGTTGAAATGGGCCCATTACTAAAAACATTAACAGAAGTTCAAAAGATATCTGATGTTGCTAGTGATAATGGTGTTGAAGATAACGTACCAGTACAACAAAATAAAACAACACCTACAAGTGTTCCAACAACTAATAACAAAGAACCACAACTTCCTAAAGATACTGCTAATGAGCCACCAACATATGGACAACCAAGCGGTATGACTAACATTAGTCCTGCAACGTCTACATTAACGCAACAACCAGACGAAGCAGATATTCCACAACCAGACGAATTAGACCGTGTTCGTAAAAACGCTGGCATAGTTACAGTATAAAGTTTAATCTAGATTAAACTAGTAGCTTTATTTCCTCCTCAGTTGCTGTAAATATAATACAGGATACCGGGAGCGAACCAATGTCCAAGATAAAGCAATTTTTACTATTAACACTATTGCCTTCAGTTGTTTTGGCAGCGCCTATTGGCGACTTTCAATTTAAAAGTCCTAGTTTTAACGGCATAGGTTATAGTTCACATACATTAACAATATATAACTTAGAACAAACAGCTCAAAAAGCAAATGCCGATAAGATTCAAGCGGCTATTGACAAAGAAGCATCTGATAAGAAAAATACCAACCTTGCTAAGTTTGTTAGTAACTTAGAATCACGTATCTACGCACAAATATCACAAAACGTAGCAACTGCTATGTTTGCTAACAATAACTGTACTGCAAGCACAAACACAAATTGTCAAGGTGCAATAGATTTTCAAGGCAACTATATTAGTTGGTCTAAAGTATTAAGCACAACCGATGCTAACTGTTCTACAGCATATGGTGCTTGCATTATGCTAAAAATAGCAGATCCTACTGCTACTAATCCAAGTACAGCTAGTTGTCAAGATAATGGAATGAGTTGTGTTTACGTTCCATTAAGCTCATTCCAAATGCCGGGGAACTAAGTTATGAAAAAAACTATTATTTCCTTAGCAATTATAAGTTTATTATCAGGGTGCGCTGTAGTTCAAACTACTGGTATCCTTGATAAAGATCCAGAAGTTACAACACAAATGAAGGGGGTTAAAAAAGAATTTGAAATGATACCTCCACCAAGTGTTGGAAAACCATTAAGTGTAGCAGTTTACAGTTTTATGGATAAAACGGGACAGCGTAGACCTCAAGCAAATATCGCTAGTTTATCAACAGCGGTTACACAAGGTGGCGAAACATTTTTAATTCAAGCATTACAAAATGTTGGGCAAGGTAAGTGGTTTGATGTTGTTGAGCGTGTAGGTATTGATAACTTAACTAAAGAACGACTAATTATCCGTCAAATGCGCGAAGCATATGAAGGAAAAGACGCAAAACCATTACTGCCAATGCAATTTGCAGGCATTATTTTTGAAGGCGGAATCATAGGCTATGATCAAATAACAACAAGCGGCGGAATTGGTCAGCGTATTTTTGGAATAGGTAAAAATACACAATGGAGTACAGACACAGTTACCGTAAGTTTACGAGCAGTTAGCGTAAACACTGGTAAGGTATTAGCAAGTGTAACAGTTCAAAAAACTATCATGAGTAGTGCTGATAGTGTATCAGCATTGAAGTTTTTTGATAAAGGAACACAAGCATTTGAAGCAGAAGCGGGATTAACAATAAATGAGCCAGGAACATATGCAACTAAAGCAACTATTGAAATGGCTGTTGTTGAATTAATTAAGGAAGGCAAACGTAAGGGTGTTTGGGATTATACAGAGTCCGACGTTAAGCCAGAGAAAGGCAGGGAAGAACAGAAGTAAAAACAAATATCTGGTGTACTACAATAATAATAAAACACCAAGGAGCAGAAAAATGAAAAAAAGTAGCACAGGCGCTGGTAAGTTGTCGAGAAAATTACTTACAATTCTGGTGTTGTCTGCAATGACAACATTGGGTATGGCGGCTGACAACAGCATCTATATAGATCAGTCGGGTGATAATTCAACTATCACTATGACGCAAGATGGTTCTGGAAATAGAGTAAAAGGTATTCTATTAAATGGTACTGCTGGTGGCACCACCGATCCATCTAAATTAACAGGTAACGCACAAACTATTAATATTGAACAGACTGGTGCAAATAACATTTTAGCATTAGGTATTAATTCTACACAAGGTGGATCTGTAACAAATTATTCTAACATTGGCGTAAACTTAAATTATCAAGTCACTGGCGGCGGAAACACTGGTTATATTAACATTAATAATAATGGACAAGGGACAGCAAGTGGAAATGTCATTGGCATCACTCAAGACGGTGGCGCAACTACTACATTAAACATGACTGGTACATCTAATCAGCTTAATGTAAATACTGCTGGCGGAAGCGGAAACATATTCACAGGTACTATTAACGCTGACCAAACAACAACTGTTATTAATCAAACAGGTGGTGGAGGAAACGAAACAACACTTAATATGACTGGAAATAAGGGACAAGTTAGTGTAACAAGTTTTGGCGCTTCTAATATCACTAGTGTGACTCAAAGTGCGTACGGTTCTACTGGCGCACAAGTGTTGATCGATATTACTGGTTCTGGCAACACAACTAGCGTAACACAAAGCGGTGGGTTTGATCATTATGCCAACATTAAGTTAAACAGCGGCAGTAATGATAACACTATCACATTAGCCCAAAGCGGTGGCGCGGGTACCGGACATAGTACAAATTTAGAATTATTAGCAGGAAGTTCTAACAATACTATTGGTATCACACAACAGGGATCAGTTTCTAACTTGTCTAATATTAGATTGAGTGGCGGTCATAATACGCTAACAATATTACAGAAAAACTAAGAGGGCCCCATGAAATTATGGCTGGCAATATTATGCGTTCCGTTACTAAGCATATCGTCAAAATCAATTGCGGCGATTGGAAAAGTAACGGAACAATTAAATACACCTCCAACTATTACTAGGCAGAATTCAACTCTAACCGCAGCAAAAGGTACAGGAGTAGAAATGAATGATGCTATCAGGACCCAACAAGGAAAAGTAGGTATAACATTTGAGGATGACACTAAAGTCCAAGTAAATGAAAATTCTAAACTTGTAATAGACGACTTTGTGTATGATCCAAAGTCTAAGTCTGGAAAATTAGGTGCTAAAATTGCTCTAGGCACAGTACGCTATGCGTCTGGACAAATTGCTAAAAATTCTCCACAAAATGTAGCACTTAACACCCCTAGCGCAACCGTCGCTGTTCGGGGTACTGACTTTGCTGCTACAGTAGACGAATTAGGCGAAAGCACTATTATTTTATTACCAAGTTGTCCTAATGATAGACCAACCCGCAGCGTAAAAGATATTGAATCAAACTGCAAAACAGGACAGATTGAGGTTAGTAACGATGTTGGTACTGTTATTTTAAATCAACCCTTCCAAGTTACTAAAGTACAAAGTAGAACAGTACCTCCTACTCCTCCTAAAGTTTTAAATTTAAGCGAAATGGCTATTAGTAATATGCTGATAGTCAGTCCTCCAAGAGAAATTAAACAAGCTCAGGAAGAGCAGAAAAGATCTTTCAACCCATTAGATTTTGACTTTTTAAAAGAGAAAGGACTTGAGAATTGGCTTGATGTACAAGCTAGCATGATATACGAAGATAAACTAAGTAAGAATTTTTTAGATAATGGATTCTTAGCTAGTTTGTTTGATCTTGTAGGCAATGCGTTGGACGAAAAGTTTTTAGAACCAGTTGATCCAGTACTTCCTGACTATAGAAAATCTAGTGGAATCGTTGCTTATAAAGACGACACCGCAGTTGAACTTTGTCGAGATAACGGTGCTGATATACAATGCGTTCGAACTCCTCTAACACAAAACAGTACAATATATCAAACACAAGGTACAATAGAATTTAAAAATCGTGTTAATCAAGGCGGTAATACTATTATTACTTTAATTCAAAAATGATGCGACTACCTACAATACTATTTTTTGTTTTAATGTCTATCTTAGTTTCATGCACTAAGGCATTTGCGTTTGATGTAGGAACAAATTATAACAGCGCCAACATGAGCTATGCGGCTGGTAGTACTATTAGCCAATATGTTGTGTTAGACAACACTATGCGTAGTGCTTCGTCAATTACTTTTACAGTTGATGCTCACGGTGGCGGCGGACGTCCACTTGAACACGATACGGGTAATATACGATTAACATTTTATAATTCTTCTGGTACACAACTTTATACACAACAAACTAACTACAGTCAAAATTTAACCCAGATGAATGCTTGGAGTACTGCTCCAGGTGATAACTCTGCTCCTTGGGTAACAATTAGTATGACTGTAAACAGTTGTGGGGGAGATTGTAGTTCTGTTGCATATATGAAAGTAGAAATGATTGGCACTGACGGGTCTTGGTGGGCAGGCGATTACGGAGCACAATGGAGATTACCAACATTGACTATCTCCGGGGACAGCACTAACAGAGTCTATAACCCAGAGTTTGGTAGTTATGGAGGAACAATGGCACAAGGTTGGAACAGTACAACTGGATGGGGTGCTTGCGGAACAACTAGTGGTTCGGTAATGTGTACTACACAAGCAACAGGTGTTACTGCTAACATCAGCGGTGGTGGTTATAGTGCTACTGGTGGTACTACTAGCGGAACAGCAGGTGGATATACTAGCACCTTAACTATTGCTGATGCTAACGCTGGAACTGGCGGTGGTGCATCTACTACACCAACTGTAACTGTAACAGGAACTACTACAACATATACATATAGATCAGTAGTAACCAGTCCCGGTGTTACATCAGTATATCGAACACCTGTTACTACAACAACTTATAGCGATGGAACTAGCACGTTAACTAATGGTACAGAAACATTGTATCAAACTAAAGTTGCCAGCACAGTCACCACTAACACAATATCAGGAACAACACTAACAACAATTAACACCCCCATTAACACAGTTACACCTGCAGACGGTAGTGCTACTTTTGTAGAATCAAATGGTACAGCAACATCCACGTCACAAACTATCCAACGTGGACTTAATTTCCAAGTATGGAGATATGATCCTAAAAATTATAGTTGTGTATTAGGTATCTGTGCTTGGAACTTTACCTACCATACTCCATCAACTAATCGTAACAATTACGGTAATCCAGTAAACAGCGGAGTTACATTGAACGGTATTTTTATTGCTACTAATTCTGACTTGCCAAATAATGACAACAGCCTAATAGGGGCCAACGATGGAACAGTTATGCGATATTATGGAACCATTACTGCTCCTATAACTACCGCACATCCTGCTGGTAGTGTGTATAGACTATACTTTTACAATAATACAGATGACGGATTTGTACTACGTATTAACGGAAATACTATTATCAACCAAAACGATACTATAAGATATCAAGCAATAGTAGGAACTACTAGCAGTGGTTGGATGGATGTTGTAGCAGGCCAAACTTATAACATAGAAGCATGGTACTGGAACACAACTGGAGGTTTTGGAAATACGTTTTATTGGGATTACGGTGCCGGTCTAAAGACTATTTCTAATAATGCATACACAACAGGAACATTAACTGATTATACAGTAGATACTAGCGGATTTGTATATTCAAATTCTAGTGTGGTCAACATTACTGGATCAACAGTTAATTTAGGACCAACTGTTGAAGGCGGAACAATCACAATGACTAACAGCACTGGTCAAGAAGTAATTGGCAGTGGATCCGGTAGTATAAACATTAGCACTGGACAACAAACTAAAGTTGACACATGGCATAACAGTACAAAAACTTATAACAACGCTTTGTATATAGATCAAGTATCTGGTAACTACAATAACATAACTGTTACCCAATCTGGCGGCCCAAATAAAATTGAAATGACACTGAGTGGAACTGGTTCAAATACTGTTAACTTAACACAATCAGGATCTAATTATTTGAATACTTCAATAAATGGACAGAATAATAGTTTAACTACTAACCAGTCAAACACCGGCGGCAGTCACTATGTAGAAACTACAATTTTAGGAAGTTCAAATACTATCAATCATACACAAAGCGGCAATGCTAATCAACTGCTGTTTTCTAACATTAGTGGCTCTAGTAATACCGTAACATCAATGCAATCAGGAACAGCGCAACATTACCTCAATGTTAACTTAACCGGCAACGGGCACACAGTAACCTCAAATCAAACAGGCGGCAGTTCAAATAATGCAAATCTAGATTTAACAAACTCTGGCGGAGCATCTAACGTTGATTTACAACAAACAGGCGGAAAATCATTTAATCTTATACAGAGTTGTACAAATCCAGCGGGTTGTACTACTGTAGTTCGTCAATAATTACATCTAAAATCTTAGATAAATATTAGATGTTAAAAAAATCATTAACTCTATGTATAATTACATTATTGTCAGGGTGTGCCGGACTAGCATTCTGTGACAAAAACGGACAACCAAAAGGGTGCCACAAGTGGGATCCTGCAACCACATCAGGAGCCGCAAGCAGATGAAGTTTAACATCAAAAAAATTCTAGTTAGCCCGTGGACAGCATTACTTACATTAGCACTTATAGTAGGCATACGTGTTGCTGATGCGCCGTTCGTTGAGAGTATAAGATTGCGCTATTTTGACACATTAATTATAGCCAAAGAACCTACCTTCAACAATATTGTAACAGTAAATATTGATGAGGATAGTTTATCAAAATATGGCCAATGGCCTTTACCAAGAGCAAAGTATGCTGAAATTGTACGAGATTTATATCAGAGAGGAGCAGGCCTTGTTGTACTTAATGTACTCATGCCAGAACCGGATCGTACAGGTGGAGACGGTGCGCTGGGTCAAACTCTAAAAGAATTTCCTGTAGTATTATCTAGTGCTCCAGCACAAAAAACTAAAAACACTCCTCGCAATCCTGGATCAGCAGTTATTAATTCTGAGTTTGCAGATCAGATAGTTCAGTATCCTGGACTTATTGCTAACGTTCCTGTGTTAGAAAATAACGCCGCTGGCGTTGGTATAACAAACACACTACCAGAGGTGGATGGTGTGAATCGACGTATACCGTTAATTGTAACAGTTGATGGTAAACTATATCCTAGCATGGCTATAGAGACACTCAGAGTTGCTGCTGGCGATTCCACTGTTCAAGTTAAACTCTTTGAAGGTGGTGTGGAAAAAATGCGTATTCCTAAATTTGGTCCGATCAGTACGGATAGTTTAGGTCGTGTTTGGATTGATTGGTCACAACAGTCACGTAGTTTTAATTTAACACAGTTACCTAAAAATTTAGAAGGTGCTATTGTTATTGTAGGTCCAACACTAGCGGGTGTAGGCAATCCGTTGCCAACATCTAAAGGTGCTGTGTGGCCACACGAAGCACAAGCCGCAGTAGTTGGTACAATGGTTAACGGTGTAACAATTCAACGTCCCGACTGGGCAGACGGCGCAGAAATACTTGCCTTGGTAGTATCAGGCTTATTACTATTATTTTTAACGAGGTATGTATATGTTGGATTGGCTAGCACCGTTGTTCTTGCTGTTCTTGCTGTGTTGGGTAGTAGATGGGGCTTTACGAATTATTTGTTTCTCTTGGACGCTACTGCTCTTACTGCTGGCATTTTACTTGTTGCGTTACACGCCTATGGGGTTAAGTTTGTAAGCGAGTTCTTACAGAAGCAAGCAATCAAGAAACAGTTTGCTGGTTACTGCTCTAAAGAAGTAGTAGAGATGCTACAAAAAGATCCAGACTTAATCAAGCGTGGTGTACGTAAAGACGTAAGCGTTATGTTCTCTGACTTACGTGGGTTTACACCAATTGGTGAACACTATGGTGATGACGTTGCTGGACTTGGCAAGTACATGAACGGATATATGGATGCTATTAGTCGTCCTATCATGGACAACAAGGGTATGGTTATCAAGTATGTGGGTGACGCAAGTATGCACATTCACGGTGCTCCTATTGAAGATCCTAACCACGCTAGAACCATTGTTGCTGTTGGCTTACAGATGTTAGACGCTGTTGATGCTTACACAAAAGAAATGGAAGCACAAGGCTTACCACCAGCCGCAATGGGTTGGGGTTGTAATACAGGTATTGGCTTTATTGGTGAGATGGGTAGCACTGATAGACACAGCTACGACATCCTAGGCGACATGGTTTCAACAGCCGCACGTTTAGAAGCACGTTGTAAAGCATACGGTGTGTTATGTATTATTGGTGCCGAGACCTACAACAGAACCAAAGACGATTTCTTCTACTTGTGTATTGACAACTTACAACCTAAGGGCAAGTCAGTAGCAGACTTAATTTATACAGCATTACGTCCTAATGGTGCTGACTGGTCTAAAGACTTAGTACGATATAACAAAATGCAAGAGTTGTATAGAGCTAAACAGTTTGATGCGGCTGCTATACTTTGTGGAGAGTTAAAAGGTACATTTGGTGGACAAATGGACAAGTACTATAAGATCTGGATTGAGCGTTGTGAATTTATGAAGCAACAAGATTTACCAGACAACTGGAACGGCGAATTTATTGCCCATGAAAAATAATTTTACAAATTTATTAATAGAGTGTACAATAGACAAATGGGTAGAATTTTATCTTTATTGGTATTACTTGCCGTTTTATATAGCGGGCAAGCAAACGCCGCCTCTCCCAAACTTGTGCCTATCACCGCATCGTCGTGGCTAGTTGCCGACGGCGACGGAAACATACTCGAAAGTAAAAACGCAGATCAGCAACGTAGTATTGCTAGTATTACTAAATTAATGACTGCAATGGTTGTGTTAGATGCTAGACAAGATTTGAACGAATTGATTAATGGTACTACTCGTTTAGAACTATTACAATTAATGTTAGTAAAATCTGACAATCATGCCGCTGACATCTTATGTGATAACTATCCAACTGGCCGTTCTGGTTGTATTGCAACTATGAATTGGAAGGCTTGGAATTTAGGTTTATCAAATACCCACTATGCAGACCCAAGCGGACTGAATATAATGAACGTCAGCACCGCACATGAATTAGTTAAAATTGTAATGGCATCTAGTCAGTATAGTGAAATTGTTAAAGCGTCAAATATTGCACAAGGAAAAATAGAAAAAGTAAATAAAAAGAAGAAACACTATTTTACTTTTAATAATACTAATCCTTTAGTTGCTACACATGATTTTATTGTAAGTAAAACAGGATACATAAGTGCATCAGGCGGATGTATTGTTATGATGCTAGATACAAAAATAGGACGACGCATTGTCGTCCTATTAAATAGTAGAAATACTCGTACACGTATTCCCGAAGCAAAACAACTTGCTACTAATTTCTAACACTAGCTAGTTTTAATTTTTCTAATACCTTGATGTAGATCCAGCCAACATCTATTTCGTACCAATTATGACGAAAATTAGCACTTGCTCCGTCACCGTGATGATTGTTGTGGAGTTCTTCGCCTCCAATCCAAATCGCCCAAGGTAATAAGTTACGACTAGTATCTTTTGTACTGTAGTTTCTATAACCTATCCAATGTGCTAGACCGTTAATAACACCTGCGGCCCAGAATGGAATCCATATCATTTGAACTCCCCACACTATTAACCCAACAGGACCAAAAAGAACAAGGTCAATAACCAACATCAATAGAATTCCTGCAAAGGGGTGGGGAGTATAAACTTTATTTTCTATCCAATCGTTAGGAGTTCCTGCCCCTAACTTTATAACTTCTGGATCTTGCTTTGCTTTAATATATAAGAAAGCACCTTTAAACAATACAGTCCATATTCCGTAAATTTGTGGACTGTGAGGATCTAAAGGTGTGTCGCTTGCTTGGTGATGTTTGCGATGTACAGCAACCCACTCCTTAGTATTCATACCTGTTGTTAGCCATAACCAGAAACGCATAAAATGACTAACCGCAGGATGGAATGTTACAGCTCTGTGTGCTTGACTACGATGTAGATACAAAGTAACACAAGCAATAGTGATTTGTACTATCACTAAGGTGTAGATTAAAATAATCATATTAGTGGAATTGATCCGCCTCCGTTGAAGTTTTGTTTGCTACTGTACTACTTGCACCAACTGCCTCGCTGATTAAGTCAAAGTAACCAACACCTACTTCACGTTGATGTTTGACTGTTGTAAAGCCACGTTCTTGTGCAGCAAACTCACGTTGTTGCATTTCACTGTAGCCGGCCATGCCACGTGCTTTGTACGCTTCAGCAAGTTCAAAGGTTGCTAAGTTTACACTATGGAAACCTGCTAGTGTAATGAACTGGAACTTATATCCTAGTTCACCTAGTTCACGTTGGAACGTTTCGCATTCTTCTTCGCTTAAAAACTTACGCCAATTAAAACTAGGACTGCAATTATAAGCAAGCATCTGATCAGGAAACTCGGCGTGGATAGCGTCTGCAAATTTTTTGGCTTGTTGTATATCTGGTGTGCTGGTTTCAAACCATAATAAGTCTGCATATGGTGCATACGCAAGTCCCCTTGCGATACAAGCATCGAGTCCATTTTTAAATTTGAAGAAACCTTCTTCAGTTCTTTCATTGATAATAAAATCCTTGTCTAGTGGGTCATGATCGCTAGTAATAAGTGTTGCTGATTCTGCGTCTGTACGTGCTAGAATAACTGTGTCAACACCTGCTACATCTGCAGCTAGTCGTGCGGCTTGTAAATTACGGATAGCTTGGCTAGTAGGAATTAAAACCTTACCACCTAAGTGTCCACATTTCTTTTCACTACTTAACTGGTCTTCAAAGTGAACGCCGCCTGCACCTGCCTCGATCATCGCCATCATTAGTTCGTATGCATTTAAAGCACCGCCAAATCCTGCTTCGGCATCGGCAACGATTGGTAGGAAATAATCTGTAGTTAGATTACCTTCTGAGTGTTCAATTTGATCAGCACGACGGAAAGCATTGTTAATTTGCTTAACGATTGTTGGTACTGAATTTACAGGATACAAACTTTGATCTGGATATGTTTGTCCTGCTGTGTTCGCGGCTGCGGCTACTTGCCAGCCTGATAGATAAATTGCTTTGAGTCCTGCTTTGGCATGTTGAACGGCTTGTTGACCGCTGTATGCTCCTAGCGTATTAACGTATGGTTCATTTGCTAGTAGTTCGCGTAGTTTGATAGCACCACGTTTGGCTAAAGTATGCTCAATTTGTAATGAGCCCTGTAACTTGCGGACTGTGTCTTGTGTGTAATTGCGCTTTTTCATAGTGTCTCCTTGTAAGCCTAGTATTTATGGCTCTAAACAAGGATCCAATAAAAATGCCACTTTCGGAGTGTACGGTAGCGAATCGTGGAACTCCAGGCAGTGGCCGCCTATCACCTAACTACAAAGGTCCTAAGGTGAATTCTTTATGATTCTCCACTAGCTGCAGACTTTTTATCATCTAAATGTGCTGCATCTTCAAATTTTGCATTAGCTTCTTTTTCCACTTTCATTTGTTCCATAACACGATCTGATTCAATAATCTTACCACGAAGATGTAGAACAGTATTAACTTTTTGATTCAAACGAATCAAGTCATTGTCCAACATACGAATGCGATCTATTAGTGCAATTAAAACTGTGTTTGCTTCACTAATAACTGGCTTAACTTCTTTTGTTGACCATTCCCACACATATTTAATGATGTAGCCCATTCCAACTGCCATGACAATTGGAAAACCATACTTATTAACTAAATCTACAATTTCTGTCATAATTAATCCCAGTGACCCTTGGGTCGTTTATTAACTATAGTTGACTTTGGTTGAAATGTTTTTTTAGTTGTAGGCCTTGTTGTTAATCTTCTTAAAATATCTTTATAATCTAAAAAATTATAAAGAGATAATATTAATGACACAGATGCCATTACATATATTAAAAGAAGAACCCAACCATCTACATACATTAGAAACAAAGTCCTATAATTATTCCTACAAAAACTCCTACAAATCCAGCCTTCCACATATCACTATCGTACCATATAGCGTGGTCTTGATCTAGCCAGCGTTTAATGTGGGCTGGCTGTGCATCGTACCATGCGTCCCATTTATTTTGCTTGAACATTTACAGGGTGTCCTTTAACAAATGCTTCTACAGGGTCAATTTTAACTAATTGTTGACGCCCGTTTATATTAATGAACTTAAACAAATCACCGTGTTTCCAACCCAACTTATCTGTATTAAGTTCCCCGTCTAGTAAAATCCCACGTGGATTCAAATCCCAATTATAATCTAAGTATAACATTTTAGTACCTTTTTAAAAGTTCGCTTAATCGATCAGCACAGTTTCGAATATCATCGCTTAACTGCCCCCTCCCATTAAAAGCTCGCTCCAAAGTACGTGCTACTTGATGAAGCTTTATAACTTCTTCATCTAGCACAGCTAGTTCAATTTCTGATATTTTAGTCTCGTCTCGCATCATTCTTACCGTCCGCTCTAGCAATACGATCAACATCTGGTTTTAAACCTAATGCGTTTGAAACAATAGTATCAATACGCACAACGTCGTGGTTCATTGTTTTAACACGGTTATCAAGGGCAACAATAATGCCCGCCATGCCCTTAATAGCGCCTAGCACACCGCCTAATAGTAGTTTGATGGTAAGATATACGAAATAGCCGCCTGCAAACGCTACAGCTACAGGGAACCCGAGGTCCCCTATGATTTTGAATATTTCATTCATTTTGATTCGCTCCCGGATCTGTAAAATACATAGTATTTAGTTTTTGCCAAACGAATTGACTTTAATGGGTAAATATAATACAATAAACTATGAGCTACTTATTTTGGATCATTATTGCTTTAATAGGTTGTATCGCCATATATTGGCTCATAGATTATCACGACAACTTTCCAGATGGAGAATAAAATGGCACGTAAAATCGCAAAACAACGTATTCGTCAAGCAGCAATGCGAGCAACCAAAAAGCGTAGTTAATTATGGCTAAATTTAAAGCCCACCACCCCCGCTCAATTCGTGCAACAGCACGTAGAGTTTTAAAGAAAAGGAAATAATTATGCCTAGTCCACGTAGAGTTAGCCAAATTCTTAAAGGCAAAAAACCGCCACGTGCTAAGACAGTTAGCGCAATGGCTAAACGAGTAGTTCGTAGAAAAAAATAATGCCTAAGATTAAAAGTGTTAGAGCTCGTGCTATGAGAGCAGTTAGAACTGCTCAACGCAAACGCAAGGGCAAATAAGAATTGTTGTAATCCCTTCAAAGCGAAGGAATTCTGGACGCGGGTTCGACTCCCGCCTGGTCCACCATAAAGCACATTGTCAAAGAAGGTTCAACTCCTTCGCCATTGATCAGGTTACGTGGGTAGTGTGCTTTATAATGGGCCAGTCATGGTTTCGACAGGGTTAGATAGTAGAGACGGCAACACGGTAGGCGATGACCGTAAATCAAGCAAATAATCTAAATGCAAAATCAGCATTTAAGTTCTACGAAGTAGACGTAGCTGTCAATGACAGCAAGTTTGCTTTAGCAGCCTAAGAAACTGCGGAACCGGGGTAGT